GGAGCCACCTGTAGTAGTGTAGCCGGTAATGTTGTAGTGTGTACTTGTTGTTTTAAGTACGCCATCTACACGAACTTTGACATCAGATTCTTGATATGAAGGGAAAGAAAACGACTTAGTAGCGTTCCCATCCCCAGTGTATTCTACGAATGTTGTTGCCATTTATTTGTATATGTTGAGGAGGTTAGCTGTTGTATTACGTTTTTGTAGTCGTGCTACATCTTTACGTCTTTGCTCTTCTATTAGCTTAAGTATATCAGAATCGTTTTTGATAGATGCCCATGCAACTCTACGTGCTCTTTGGAATAATCTATCTATAGCTCTGTTATGCCAATAATCTCTAGCATTGAAATCAGCTCTTCTACCAGATCTAATATCTTCATACATCTGTTTCATAGATGCAATAGCTTGTGGATTTCTGGCTAATTTATCTAGTTCACGTTCTAAGTTTTGTAAACCTATAGCTCGTTGAAACTTAGATCTAATTTCTGGTTGGTCAGTTAGATTTGTACTATCAGGTGCGTAGTATGTGGACAAACGTAAATCATAACCACTATCAAATAGAAAGTTGCGACCCTCTGTTTGATCTAGATTAAGAGTTATAGGACTAACAGCATTATATGCACGAGTCATAAAGTCCCAATCTTTAATTGGTTTACCATTGAGCATGTCATACTTAATCGGTAAAGGTTTAGCTAGTGGGTTTATATTAGCAAGAGCCTCTGTTATTTGGTTACGGTTACGTATAGACTGTCTGATACCAGATCCAATCTCACGCATGTATGGGTTAAATAATCTACCTAGTTCGTTACGTAAACCAGCTAGTGGTACAGTATTGTTTAGTAAGTTTGCTCCAATACGTGGGCCTTGGCCGGGTCTACCACCAAATAAATCTACAAACGATTGTATACCAGCTAAATATGATTTACTTGTTACAGCTTGTGCTACAACCAGTGAGATTTTACCTAGTTCGTTTTCTGTCCACTCTTCACCCATAAGTTCACTTGCGTCACCTACGTCAGCGATTGTAGACATAATAAGGTTAAATGGCTCAAAGTTATCATAACCAACACGTACAGCACCGAGCTTAATTGTTCTTGGTTCCCACTTACCATCTAACCACATCTGTCTTTTCTGTCTGTCAACAGGGCCATTACCATTAAGATCACCACGCATCCATGCCTGTGTAGCCATAAATACTACAGCAGAACCTATTGCTAGCCTACCTTGTTGTAAAGCTCTTGCGTTAGCTAGCTCTTCAACAGTAAATATACCATACTTAGATACACTGCTTAAATCAGCTGGGTTTGCAAATGCAATGTCGTTAAACTCTTTGACTAAGAAGTTAAAACCGGGTGTGTATTTACCTGTAAGTGCAAGTCCATTTACACCAGTTCTAGCAAACAAAAAGAATGGTTTAGCTAGTGGTGTAGCAGTAAACACATCGTTTAGACCCTTTGCAAAGCCTGTAAGTTCCTGTGTAAGTGTAACTTCTTTACGTGCAAAGTTAGTTGCTTCATCTGTAAGATTACCAGCAGAGTCAAACACTTGTGCATAGAAGTCATCTTCGTATGCTCTCATTAACTCTTTAGTTACCTTGGGTGTTTTATAGCCACCTTCTTGTAGCTCCATAACTCTACGCATAGCCTTTTCACGCATCTTAGCACGGCCTAATACATATGCAAAGGCATCGTCAGTTGCAGCCATGATCTTTGTAGAGTATGTCAACAAGTTGTTATTATTCATAGACCTAGCCATATTAGCAAGTCTAAATGCAGCCTGTTCTCCGGGTGTAGCTCTACCACTATCTTCTGCCCATCTACGTAGTATCTCCCAGTTATCGTCACCTCTTGTATAATCAGAGAATCGTGTCTTGATAGTTCTTAGATCACCTTTCCAGTAAGAATTTAGTTTAGTTCTAAATATTTTAAATGAGTCTGGTATAGCTTCGACCATACCGTTGACAGCTGCAAGACTAGCTTTGAGTCCACGAGTGTCACCAGTAAATGGTGCTTTTACAGCATAGCCTAACGCAGTTGCAAGAGGTCTTAGTAATGTTGCAGTTGATGTACCCATGATAGCTCGCATTGGAGTTTTAGGGCCAGATAGAATACTATTAGTCATTACACCTTCTAGCTCTCTAATAATAGCACCAGTACGATCTACACCATTTGGTTTTAACTTACCACCTTTTAACAAGGTACGCATAAGATTATCAAAGTCATCAAGTGAGTTGACATCATCCATCATAGAAAACGCTTCAAACAATGCGTTCAATAAGTTATCATCTGTATCGTCTTTTGCAAGATTTAGTACAGACGTTATAGCTTCTTTTGCATCTTCTACTTCTTGTTTTACTACAGCATCTAGTGCTTCTTTTCTAGCTTTACCAGCACCCAAAGCTCTAAACGAATCAGACTTGATAAATCTAGCTTTCTTTGTTTGGTACAATGCAGTTAGCATAGTATCTACAATCTGTTTAGCTGGGCCGTCTATGTCATTTAGATCAACTAAGTCAGCTATTTCTCTACCAGCAATACCAGTATCACGTAGCTGTTTCATTAGTGTACCTAGTACAAGGTCAGCAACAACTACGTTTTTAGATGTCCAGTTTTCAAAACCATCAATAACATCGTTAGTTTCAAACAACTCTTTTAGATATTCTTCTGGCGACATATCAACAGGATTTCTACCCTGTGTAATACGTTGGTGTGCTTCGATAGCTTCTCTATAGGTATTAACTAGAGCCTTTCTACTACCTTTTGCTTTTTCTAGTTCTTTTGCAAACTTCTCACTACTAAATAAACCACGTAAAACACGCTCAACTGTTTCATCATCTGTAGCACCTTCTCGTGCTATACGCTCACGTTCTACTGGTGTTGTTACACTACCTGTAGATCCTTCTTCTGAGCCCCAGTCTTTACGAGTCTTGGATAGCTGTTCTCTAGCTACCTGTGGTTCTACTTCTGATACGTGTGCAGATTGATGTGGTTCTGCTAGTGGTAAGTTTTTGTCTGCTCTAAACTCAGCATCTCCTTGTCTTAATTGTGCAATACCAGCTTCTATGTGCTGTTTCTTAAGACTTCTATTTCGTTTTACAATCTGATCTACAGACTCTTTACTACCTCTCTTCAAGGCATATGCAAGTCCATCAAATATAAGACCTATGCCCATACCTTCTACGATGTTTTTAACTTTCATCATAACAGGATGGTCTGTATCTTTTGTAGACAAAGGCGTATCTACCCAACCATATCGGTCACGTAATGCACCTAATGCGTTTTGTTCATCTGATTCTTTTGATATAAGGTCAGATACAGCTCCAATAGCTGCACCTCTAACAAGACTGCTACTAGCAAATGCTGTGAGTCCAGCTGGTACAGTTATCAGTCCAGTAGCGGCTGCACCTTTTGCTGCTAGTATTGTACCAGCCGCAAGAGATCCAAAGTGTACAAGTCCACGTAACTGTTTACCCCACCATGTATGTGTTTCGATGGGGTTATCGTATGCACCAAAAGGTGTCCAGTCTGGTTTGTAACTACCTGTCTCTTCTCGCTGTTGTTGCATCTCGCCGGACAACGCATCTACTGTACGTTCTCCAAAGGTTGCGAGTGATGATGCAGTGTCTTGTAGTCCACCAGATAAAATGGACTGGCCTTCTTTGATGAGAGCCTTAGCTCCCCATGTTTCAGCGTTGCGAGGGTCAAACTTTACATCGGCAGCTTGCTGCTCGATTTGCTGTGAAGCTTCTTGTTCAACTCGCTCGTCTTCTCTACGCTGGATAAAGGCTTCTGTAGCTTCTTGAGCAGTTTCTTGCATCGCTTCCAGATCGTCTTTATCAAAATTTAGTGTATACTCTTCAGCCATGTTTAACGTCTACCACGTTTAGTTTTCTTTTTAGGTTCGACAACTCTCCTACCTGTTGGGCGTGAGAAGACTATATCAATAAGGTCTTGTGACATTGTAGACCAGTTGCCAAATAAATCTGCTTCTTTCAATGCAGGGAAGAACTCTTCTACCGCTTTTTCTTCAACCTTAGTTAAATCATTTAGTCTCCAAAATGTTTTACCATCTATTTCGACACCACGAATAGCGTTCTTCTGTTCTAATTGTTTTTCATATAATACTGCTAGCATCTGAGTCTGTGTATCTTCGTTAAACTCAGCGTTTCTATCTATCTTACCTGATGACATAATTAGTTTGATTTCACCAGAGGTAAATCCATACCGTCCCCAGTTGGTAGCACCTCGTTTGGATAACATTTCAACGCTAGCCATGTTAAGATTATCACCACCAGTTCTATCTCTTTTTGTACCACCATTTCTACCAAATTCATAGTAACCATCTTCCTGATAATTACCTTCACTATCTCTCTGCCTAGACGCATCAATTACTACAGCTGCTGTGTTACCATCTCTTTTATAAAACAGCCTGATGCCTTTAGATATTGTAGGATTACGTTGCAAGTCAGCAAGTTGAAACTCATTAAGCTCAGGATAAGGATTATCTTTTACAATTCTCATCTTCTCAGGATCATACCCACCAGTAGCAATCAATCTACGCTCCATTAATTTTCTAGGATCTAGTCCTGTTTTCTTTGCTAGGTCTTTCCAAAACTGTGGTACATCGCCTCCTTTTCTAAGAAACCAGAGTCTAGCTTCTTTGAGCTGATCTAGCTCATGTATAGATAAATAACCCTCTGCATCTAGTATAGTATTATCTTGTATAATTTTTGTAGCAATCTGTGCCATGTCAACTTGTGATGTTACATATGGCTGTGCGGCTTCTTTATAGTCACGATCAAGGAGTTTTTTTGTATACTTTGCAATCAAACCATCATTACCATTTGGGCCACCTAATATTTGTGCATCAGTTGCATTTGCGTTATCACGTCTGTCTAAATAATACTGTTCTTCTAAAGCTCCAAATGCTTTGTCAAGTTCAAAACCTTCTAATGTAGTTAGTTTGTAACCTGATTCTTTGCCTTTTGCTCCAAGTGCTAAGTTTGTTGAAAACGAGTTTTTCATTTCCTCTTTTACATTATCTAAGAAGTTAGCTTTACCAATACGGTTTGAGTAACTAGAATTACTAAATCTAGTACCTGTTTGAGTCTTTGAGTAACCACCTTTTATATATTCTGGAAACTCTGTAAATCTTAGTATTGGATCGTTAGCCCAGTCTGTTTCTAAATCAGCATATCGTTCTGGTGGTATATCATCAAAGCTACCATATTCTTGTAGTAATGGCAATACTTTAGTTTCATAGAATCTATCGCTAGCTTTCTTGACCTTTGTATTAGGGTCTTGTTGTACAGAATCTATAGCTCTATCAATATCTGAGATTGCTGTATCAATAAACTGATCGTTGTTACCAATCTGTAACTCGTTAAAAGCTACCTGTTTACCTTGCTGTTGTTTGCTTGTAAATCTAAGAACATCTTTAAAATTTACACCATCAGTAGGTAACAAGTCACCATTTCTAATTTGTGTAGCTACGCTTGTAGTCAAGAACTGTAAAGCTCGTTTACGATCTAGATTCTTACGTAACATAATACGCTCAACTAGACCGCCCGTACCATCAATATTAGGTTGGAACTCAACTTGATTTGGGCCAGCTGGTATATAACTTTGTATAGTGTCTTTGATATCAAACTGTACTTTCTTATCAGCTCTTTGACTCGCAAGTCTATCTCTTCTACCTTCCCATGCTTGTAGTGTATTTTCTTTACGAGCAACCATTTGTGGGTATAGCTCGTTACGAAACATCTTTCTAAACTGTGGACTATCTGTATCTATGCCAGCTTTTTGTGCTGCTACAAATAGAGATAGAACTGCTATTTCTTCAGATCCTCCGTATAGATCTTTAGCTTCTGCTAGAGTTTCAATTTCATCCCAACCATTTTTATATAGCATTTCTTTGATACCACCATAGAAACCACCATCGTCAATTACAGCCTGTTTAAACTGTCTGACACTCATTTCTACACCATCTGGTTGGTCAAGAACACTTAAGAAGTCTTTTTGTGAAGGAGATATTTTATCATTTGCAACTTCATTATAAAACTGAGCATCTTCAAACTTAAACTGATCTTCATTTAACATTTCTAAAGATCTATCAGCCATCGTCATACGAAGATTAGCTTGTGCAATATTATCACGTACTGATTTAGTTTGTCGTCTAACTTCTCTAAACTCAGCAACTTTACCTGTAAGTTCGGCTATTGCATTTAAGTTAGCATCACGACTTCTCTGTTGCAGTTCTGCAATCTGAACCATTTGGTTGAAGAAATCTTTTGTATCTAATATATTCTCATCAATTCTATCATTAACTGCCTGAGTTAAATCAGCTTCTGTTCTTTCGTAATTGTCAAGCTCAGGTAGCCTATCTCTAGGCGTACCTATAACTCTGGAAAATGAATCGGTCATAATTTAAAAATCATAAAATGATGGTAGACCAGCTGGGCCTCGGTTAAAACCTGCAAAGACATTCCCTCCACCAGTAGGTAAATCAGGTACAGGTAGCTTAGGAGCAAACGCACCCGGGAAAGCAGTTTTAAAGCTTGAAGCCATACTTAAACCTGTACTTAGTAGTTGTAAAGCACCACCTAATCTATTAGTTGGAGGCATCATAACAGGAGCACCATAGCTTGCTGGTAGTCCTAGTTGTTCTCTTGCTTGAGCGTTAGCAGCTAGATACTTACGTCTTGCACCTTCTTGTGCATACGCCATGTTTCGACCATACATATTGTCTACAACTGCATCAACTTCAGCTCTTTTTGATAGTAATGCTTGGTATTTTTTCAGACCAAATCGTGAAGAACGTCCACCTTCATTTACACTTTTGTTTGCAAAGTACCTACGGGCAACGTCCTGTACGGCTAATCTACCCTGACCAGCTGTATAGATTGCCTTTACTTGGGCATCAGCTAGGTCACGACTGTAACCGATTATGTTTCTGTTTTGTGTTCTGTCTAGCTGTGTTTCTTTGTTAAAAAACTTTAGCTTTTCTTGAGCATAAATAGCGTCTTTTTGACGAGCTCTTTCTCTAGCAGCGGCTCTAGCCCCTGCGTTAGCATCCATGCACACGGCAAAATTCAATAAATGTTACATTGTTTGGCCCATGTTTTAACTTACGTAAAAACTTAAAGCCTAGAAACTTAAGTAATTTTAAATGTACCTTGTTTCTGCTATCAACTATATTCCAGAGGAGGGGCTCAGTACGGCTATCGACATACCGCTTGGCCTCTCTTGCAAATGTAATTGGGTATCGGTGTATATCAGGAGTGCAAAGCATCCATATATCACCTTCTTCTCCTACTCCAGCCATGCCAGCAGTCTTGCCGTCAGGCACTGTAAAATACACGTAGGAGGGGTTGTGAGTCATCAAAGAAGGTAATAGGGCTATTGGTACTCCATGGCCTTCTTCGACCTCTCTGCGGTCATCTGAACGTAAATTAGAGGCAACCTCGGTGGCAGCCTCCAATGTAAGTGGGTGTATATAATTAGACACGTTTATAATATTTGGGTGAATAGTCACCTTCCCAAGATACAGAACGTAATGTAGCTGGAGCTGGGTGAGATGATCTGAGGGTTACATCTACGTTTGTGTTTCTTTCGTAGACTGGGACAGTTTTGATAAACTCTTCGAGATATGGTGCATCAGATGCGTCGTACTCGTCAAGTTCTGTTGATTCATATACTTCTGTGTAGTCGTTTTTACCGACTCGTTCAAGTGTTGTTTCATAAAGTCCTATTTTACCAAAGTGAAATTTAATTCTATGTAAGACTAAAGATGAGTTTACATCAGCTCTAGAACTTCTACCATCTGTTTTTGTAGGATAGAATGTTGGAAACTTCACTTCATATGGGTATATGTAACCTATAGTAAGTGTTGCACCAGACCAGTTACCGGGTAAAGTAAAGCTAGTGCCACTGACTGTAGGCTTTGCGTATCTACCAACTCGTGCTGAGTTAGTGTTTGTGTCAATCACAACTAAATCGTGGTTAGGTGTGGTAACTGTATTCAACCAGCTGACACCAGAAAAGGTTGTCAGATTCGTAGTTGAGTTAAAGCTGCCGCCGCTAACAGTAGTATGATTATCCACATGTAATAAGAAGTCGACATTATCTTGTACTATGCTAGGGTCTGTTTCAGTCTGCACCAGTTTTACACTTTGTAAATAGTAATCACTATCTAAAAAGAAATACTCATCATTAATAATAAAATGATATATCAAAGGATTGTTTAGTTTCCATTTGAACCATGCAGCCTGCTGTCTTTGGTCAGCTACTTGAAAGTACTTATAACCAAAAACTTCATCTGAGCCTGTTTTACCTAACAATATTAGAGAGTTTTCTCTCGAGTTTGTAAGTAAATCTATATCTTTTGGTAGTAATGTTGGTACAACTTTACTTACCTCTACAACAGACGGCTCACCTTCTCGTTGTATATTAGCCATCTCATTAAATCGGCTAAATTTACCAGAGTTGTCAACATAAGCTATAGTAGTTCCTAACGATATAGGAGCCATATCTTCATTATAATTAAATGTTGATATACTACGTAACTTAGCTGTATCTGGGTTTAAAACTGTATCATCTGATGCAAGTAGGAATTGTTGGTTTGTGCTAAATACTACCAAACCTGTATTCATTTCTATACCATCAAATAACTCTGAAGGAAACATAGACGCAGCAGATATATCAATCGGGTCAGATGAAGATACAGTAAGAGCTGTTTCATTGAAAAAGTCTGGTAGTCCTAAAGTACCCGGTCGTGAAGTTATAACGTTTTCACCTGACAGCAGTGCTAATCTATTACGAAAGAATAGTACTTTGTTGATACGTGAGCCTACAAATGATGGCATAGGATTAGTTACATCATCACCAATTCTCCGCACCTGATAATCAAAAGGTCTAACTGTAAATGTTGTTGTAGCTGTACGTTGTATAGCAAGTGGCATATTTGTTAACTCTTTAGCTATACTAGGTTTTGCACATTCGACCCAAGATCCAGAACCATCTTTATCATTTTGACCCTCAAATCGAAGATAGTAGTCATCTTCTTCTGCTCTCAAAGCATTATTAACTTTTACAATATAACCATGCTTACATTGGTTAGGTAAGTTTGATACATCATTTACAGACGACTGAAAACATCTCATTAAATCCTCTTCGACTATATTAATAGTAAAAGGGTTTGCACTAGATAAATAAATACCTGTTCCTATATGTTTACCTGTAATGCTAGAGGGTAAAGCGTCTATAATACCACCAATAATAGTATCAGCAGTAACAGCTGTATCAGAATCAAAAGGGGTAGGAGCTGGTCGTATAAGTCCGGAGTGGTTTCCATTAGCAGTAATTGTAGCATTAACTTCTGTTTCTTCGTGATCTTCCACACGTATAGTATAAGTCGCAGCGACTCCATTAGAACTAGAACCAGTTCCAACTGATGCACCGCCAGCTGCCGCATCTAATACAGCAGTTGTAGTATTACCAGTTTCCCAGCCTTCACCACCATGTAGTAAAATTACCTCTCTGTTGTAACTACATCTATAGTTTTCACCATCTGCTCCAGTACTACCAGAAGCTTGATAATTTGGACTAACACCTTGTTGACCTAGAGTATTAATTCTAAATGTTAAGTTTGTTTTACCGGTATCATTTTTACTAAATACCTGTGTACCAATACCGGGGCAGTGACCTGTACCATCACCTTCGTCAAGATTATCACTATCTATTTTAATACGTGTGGCACGTTTAACTGTTGTGACAACTGTACTATTGTTTAGATCTACACCATACTGTCTACCGTTCTCAGTTCGTAGCAATTCTATAAACCCGAAGTGAGCATCTGGTGTAGCATCTGTAGTTCCCGTTGTCCCAACGAGAGTGTTAGCATTAGTAGTATCACGACTATTAACAAAAGTTGTATCATTAATTGTGAGAAACTGTAGGTTTTCTGGTGCACTTGTTGCTAGATAGTTTTGTACTGTTGTCTGATGATTCACGCCGTTATGCGTATAGCTAGTAGTCATCAGCTGTCCATCGCTACAACGCCAGACTCTGACTTGACCGTCAGCAGCTACCTGTCCAATGTAAGATCCTTCTGTCTCATCACGAAAGTAATGGAACCACGAACCTCCACTCTGTACACTCGATAGTGCGTCAGTGCCTATACGTTTAGCACCCGGTCTTTTAAATAGACCTTTGGTTAGATCTGGTATTGCGTTTGTTACCTCTGTTACCTGACCGGGAAACTTTAGCTGGTCAGGCTGTTCTGACATTCCTAGTGAGTATTGAGGGATAGTTTGTGTGATACTTGCCATTATCTCCTTAGATTTTTAAATGGTTGATAAGTTTGATAAGTAGAACCTTCGTCAAATCCAAACATACTATGGTCGCCCTGATTACATTCGTATTCCATAAGAGCTGCTCTTGCAATAGCTTCTTGTTGAGCTAGTAGTTTTACCAACTGAGGGTTTGCAACCAGCTTTGTAGCTGCTACTCTTGAAGCTCTGTATGTTATGTATCTTCTGAAAACAATAGGTAAATCTTCAAAGTTGTATAGTCTGACTACATCTAAGTCAAGATCTTCTGTAAAGACATCTGTATGTTCCATCTTATCGTAGATGAATCCACCACGACGAATAAGATCTTTTGTGCGTCTGGTGTAGTTATCATGTAAATCCATGGAAAGTATGTCATTACCAATCGCTATCTTGCCATTAGTATCTATTGCAAACTTTACATGATATTCTGTATTGTAGTGCCACCCCTCTGCCTGCGTGTCTACGTTGGCATCACGGAGTAGGTTGTATATAAGGGACACCTCTGGGTTATCAAAGTTAAGAGTTGTGAGAGGTGCTTGTCCGATAGCTCCCAGTATAGAGTTCACTGCGGATAGTTCGGTATCGGTGTCAATAGTTGTGGTAGCCATAAGAAAAAGGGAGCCGAAGCCCCCGTATAAAAATAAAAATTAAGCGTTAGCTGGGTATGTAGTACCAAATCCAGATGGCTTAGTTGTTGTTCCAGCGAACAATTCAACACAAGCAGCTGGGTTTAGGAAGTCTGCTCCCATAGCTAGTCTTCCAAGGATTACGTCACCTTGGTATACAACTGAAACGTCACCTGAAGTTACCTGAACCTGTGGGCCGATAGCTTCTACAACACCAGCAGCTTCTCTTTGGAAGATAAGTCCGCATGTGTTTGCAAAGTCGGTTGAGTTTCCGTAGTTGTTGTTGATACCAGATACACTAGCTCTTGCATCTTCTGTAGACTCAGAGATGAATGAACCTGTGTTACCGGGGTCAATAGTTGCAAGGTCAGTACCAGCAGATGCACCTGATGAAGGAGCATACTTTGTACCATACTTGCTGAAGAATGGGATGTTCATTGACTTGAAGATCTGGATGCCTGCAATCTCAATGATGCCTTGTCCACTCTGTAGAGCTGTACCTTGTACGTCTCTGTTTACAAGACCGTTAGAACCAATAGCTTGTATAAGTTCGTAGTACTGTCTTGGGTTCAACACAGCAACTCTGCCGTCAGAGCTTACGCCTTTCTCGTCGAGAGCAGCAGCAGCATCATAGAAAGCTGAGATTAAGTGTGTTGAGCTGTATGCGTCGTCTGCATCTGAACCAGCTCCAACTTGGATCTGTGTTCCACCGGGCTCTACAAAGTTAGTCATAGAAACAGGAGAAGCCTGTCTAGCACCCTTTGCGATAGCTCTGAAGATGAGTCTGTCATACTTCTCTGCAAGAGCGTAGCCGATCTTAGCAGAAATTTCACCACGTAAATCGTAGTGTGCAAGTGTCTCGTCTAGCTCGTAAACGAAAGCACTGGAGATAAGAAGGTCATCTATTGTGATTGTCTTCTCAGCTACTGGAGGAGCCTTTTGGTCGTTACCTAAAATGCTCTGGCCGGGTACATGGTACTCAGCTGTTGTGCGACCAGTGTAGATGAACTGCATAGACTTACCTGATGTAAGTGTTCTCTTCTGCACTAAGTCTCTAGCGATTGTATTTCTCTGGAAGCCTTTAAACATCTCTCCTGAGAAGAGTTTAAGATAAAGGGCTCTAGGATCGGAACCGCCGTTTAACGCACCCTGTCTTGTGAGTTGTGTAGGGTTAACGTTAGATTGATGATCGAAAGATCCGGGGTATGCCATTTCTAATAAGAATGATATTGGTTAACGTTCTTCAGATCTGAAAATTTTTTGGCCATTTTTGTGGTCTATCCCACCGTCTAGACGGATTGAGGTATCTGCCTTAGCAGGCTCTATCCAATAGAGATGGGAGGACTTGAACCTCCCTGTACGGCCTTACTTACCGATTACTCTTGTGTACTTAATGCCACGATATACGTAAGTTACAGTCATTGTATCTCTCATATATCCAAGCCCCGTTCCATGCTTGGGTGTCATGCGTCCCTTGCGGGATGAACGGACGGCAAGTTACTTCTTGCGTCGTTTGTGGTTGTAGTTTATACGTCGACTACTTGTCTTAGTTCTGTTGAACTTGGCCTTCTCGCCTTTCGACATTTCACCTGTAGTCTTAGGTGTTTTGGATGACACACGTTTAGATGGTCTGCAAGCTGGGTAGCCTTTACGCTTCTCACCTTTCTGTCTGCCACAGGGCTTACCAGTTTTGGTGTCAACCCATTTCTCTTGGAACCATCTACGTAAGCTCATCTTCTTTTCTTTTTAGTGTAGCCGGGTGCTGTTCTCTTTACACCACCTGATTTGACCTGACCCTTACATACCTTAACAGCGTATGCGTTTGCGTATGCAGAGGGGTAGACCTTGAACTTTCTTTTAGCAGCTGCCTTGCCACGTGGACATAATTTACCCATTAGCGTTTCTTACCTCCATGGCTACAGCCACACTTTTTACCTTTTTTATGTGCCATTATGCTTTACCTTTCATGTTTTTCTTTTGCTTTCGCTGCTGCTTAATTATATCATCAAGCTTAGATCCACCAGTAAAGTCATCCATCTTTAATCTTTTGATGAGGTTCTTTAGGTTTCTTGGGCTGATATCCATAGCAGTTTTATTGCCCATACGATCTCTGAACTCAGTATCGTCAGGATCATTGTCTTTCATTCTATAAGTTCTAGCCATTAGCATTTCCATCTGCGTAAGGCAAGTGCCTTTCGTGTAGGCTTGCCGTTTGGTTTTTTGAGTGGGCCTTTCATGCCAGACATGCGAGCACAAAATGACCTCTTTCTAGCCCCTCCTCCGGGCTGTGGAGCTTTGAGATTAGAGCCAGTGGCACGATTGTACTTGGCTCTTCCCTTCGCTGTCAGGCCGCCTTTGCGACTCTTCTCACCTCTTCCGAGAGACAGGCTTACTCCCTTTCGTTTTCTTTTTGCCATTTCTAAGTTTCTTGAAGTCAGCTCCTGTGATCTTATCTCGGGGTGGTGCTACTCTGGC